ATTAAATTATTTGTTCTAGGTGCTGTGAATATCTTATCTGAGAGAGGAGACTTCTCGTAGTTCTTTACCTCTATGCAAAAACGATTTTTAGCGTGTGGAACATACAGATCACCTTTTAGGTACTCAAGAGCACCCGAAGAAGGCACTCTTTCAAACTGTAGTCCTGTGGCTTGACGCAGCATATCTCTTACAAGATATTCACCCCTAGCGCCTTTCGCCCTACTATCAACCATCCAACTCACTGCCCATTAAGATTTCACCAAGCATTTCGTACTTCTCATGATACTCAGCAGCCTTTGCGAGTTCTTCCTCAATTGCTGCCATTATATCAGGATGTTCTCCGATACCCACAGGATTCTGCAGGTAAACCAACACATTCGCTTTGTGATACTTCACCTTCCCTGCTAGATAGCTCATCATGTTGTCTGCTATCATCTTTTTCATTTTGCTTCTCCTTGGTCATTTCCCAAATTAATCTTCGACGATTATTTATCATCCGTCTTGCGTGTCCCATTAGTGCTCCAGTTTGCTCATATTGCCTGATTTTACAACTTCAACTTTGTCGAGTAGAGGATGTGTCCATCCATGACTTACAACGTAAGTATTTAACTCTTCTTGAAGTAAAACCTCGACGAGTTTTTCTCGCCCCGTGTCGTCTAAAACATTAATAACTTCATCGAGAAAAAGTATGTTGATTCTAGACTTTGATATGCTACTCATCAACTTGCGTATAGCAATCAGAGTAGCTGTGTTCACCCTTGCCAGTTCTCCACTAGAGAGAGCAAGAATATCCACAATGTTACCATTATCAGTGATTTGAACATTAAGTTTGTCATTTGATACTACGAACTCCAGTGTAAATCGACCATCGGATAGTTCTGCTAAATAGTAGTTTGTGAGCTCTTCCAACTCTTTTACAAGATTCTCTATCTTATACGCCAACAAACCATTGGTACTGAAAGCCTTTTTTAGTACTTCCAAGTGCCCTGTCGTTGCAGCCTCAAGATCGAGAAGCTCATTTAACTCAAACAACTCTTGGGTAAATTCGTCAGTTTGCTCTAATATTACTTGGATTCTTGTGTTTCGTTTAGTGATTGCCTCATTTTCTCGTGTGAGTCGTACAAGTTCATCCTTTGCATCCGATATTCTTTTCGAAATTCGATCAGCCCTACTTTTAAGCTCCACAGGATCCACTGGAGATGCCGGAAGACTACTGTCAATGCTTCTAAACAACTCTTGCCAATCTTTTTCAGTTTTGCGAGCACGTTCGTACTCTGCATTGTTTCGTTTAATTTCTGATATTCTTCTATCAATTTCATCTTGTTTTTCTCTTGCTTCTGCAATCTTTTTTGCCTCTGCATCTATAAGCGACTGTTTAAAAGAACTGTCTACAGACTGTTCACAAGTGGGACAGTGGTCCCCAAGTTTGCTCATTTTGTGCAAAATATTTTTTGACCCCGTTACGACCCCGTTTAAGGTTCCTAATTCGCTTTGAAACTCATCATACGACTCTAATCCTGATATTTTGCAGGCTTGAGCTTCCTCAATATTTATCTCAGAAAGTAAATCTTTATAAGTATTATTCTGAGAAATTTTTCTATTTTTTTCGGAAATATTTTTAATTTCCATCATAAGAGTAGCGAGTTCTTGCTCGTCTTCTAATGTGTCAATAGAAATTTCAGACGTGGGCAGTATGGATGTATCGCTCAATTTGTTATTTGATAACCACTTTTCAATTGTCGCTATTTTACTTTCAATACTATTAAGGTTTAGCGTACTCTTTCTAGCCTCTTCCTTAAATATTTCAAATAGCTTTACATAATGCTCTAAGTGGAGAAGATCAATAAGAAACTTTTTGCGATTTGTATCTGTCGCAGTAAGAAACTGTAGACTGCTATTTGTGTTCTGGTATACCAACTGAGAGAAGGTTTTAAAGTCGATGCCAATAATATCTTGGAGAGTCTTGTATGTATTGGTCGCTGTATGAGAACTAATATCTTCTCCATCTTCCAAAAGACGAAGCTTAATATTAGACTTCCGATCAATAATGACATCATAGCTTTTCTCATCTTTTGTAAACTCAAGATGTATGTGATAGCCTGAGTTTACGTATCTGTTTGGTATATCCGCCTTTTTAATTCCTTTTGAGTTCTTGTTATACAGTGCCTCTTCTATAATTAACGGGATGGAGGACTTCCCCATCCCGTTAGTACCAACAAGCTGTGTCACAGTATTACTACTTAGGTCTAACTCGTTGTCGGCTCCATAACTAAAACAATTACTCCATTTCAACTTTTGCAGCGTAATCATTAAATATACCTACTATTTGTGGAATCCTTGCCTCTGGTATTTCCAGAATATAGGATAGATACTCTACTAACTCTTCTTGAATGCTCATCTCTTTGTCCATGACAAGAGTTGCTTCAGTGTTGCGTTTTACAACTTTTTTATCAAGAAGTTCTGTGTTCTTAACGCCTGCAAGCTCTTGTATATCCCCCTCAATCTCATAGATTGTGTGATGGTAGTCTGTAGGTATCATCTCACTTGGATCTGATACTGTCTTACGAATTAGCTGAGGTAGCTGAAACTCGTCCCACATCCATTCCCAGTTGTTTGGGTTTATGAGAAGGTAGCCGGTACTGACCTCATTTCGGTGAAACGAAGTTGTCATAGGGCTGCCAGGGTATACAATGTTGCGTTGAGTATTACTATGTGCGTGAAGATCGCCCGCAAAAACTACTGGAAAGTCCTCAAATCTGTCTAAGTCCACCTCTGGCTTGACGTGTGGAGGAATCTCTCCGCGAACATGAGTGAACAAAGGTTTCTTTGGATCAAACAGTTCAATAGAGTTCTTACGATGAAGATCTGCATATGGCAGTACTCCAAACCCGAAATCATTGTCATAGTATGACATATCAACTACTTTTACAAGAGGATTGATATCTCGAGTTACTTTTTTGAGTTGCGTAAAGAAGGTTTTGTTTTTCTTTGTAGCTTCGTGATTACCGTCATAGATGAGAGTCGGAATCTTTACATTTGATATAAAGTCAAAGTAAAGTTCCAACTCTTCCATGTTCGGCAGACGGTCAAATAAATCGCCTCCAATAACGTGCATATTGCACTGTAGCTCAAGCTCGTGTACTTGCTTGAAAAACATATGGTAGCGATTTATGGCCCACTCACGAGGTACGTTCTTTTGTCCTAGCTTGATGTGCCAGTCTGCCGTGAATAAAATCATCCGATGTTGAACTCAGCTTCTAGGCTTTCATCCATATCTTCTGAAGAGACTTCACGAATCTCATCTAAAAGAGCTTTTTGTGCGTCTGGTGTAGGACGAGGCATAACATCATCCATAGACTTCAGATCTGCAATAGCAGCCATCTCGTCTTCGTCGAGAGCACGCTGCTTGCACTTGAGTACTTGTAACTGATACTCTACATTGTAGGGAAGAGGACCAGTCTTCACTCGCTTGAACTTGACGTCCCAGCCAGTCTCAGGATCAGTAGGATCTCCGAGGTCTTCTGCTGCAGTTAAGATTGCTTCAAAGAGCTTCTTCTTGAGATTGATGATTTTGACTTCACCGCCATCAAGACACTGCATTGCATAGCTCCAGCCGCACTTCAGATCGGGATAGTACTCACGTACCCAATCCTTCTCGAGGTTATTGAAACGCTCTTCATTACGGTCAAAAGACAGACACTCAAAAGGAATCTGCTTGCCATTCTTGCCTTCCAGCCAGTAAACGTATCGTGCTAGTACGTCGCCAACTAAGCGAACTTCGTTGTCTCCGTCACGGTAAGCGTAAGAAGTGATAGACGATTTTTTAGCCCCGCCTGCGGCTTTGTTAAATGATAGTGCCATTAGTGTATATTCTCCTGTTTGACTTCTTCATATATAAAATGAATTTTACCATTCTCTATACGAAGTAGACTGTTGTCTTCAAAGTGTTCTAGTTCTACTTCGCATTGAAGTAGATCCAGTGTGGTATTCCCAGTAATTAAATAGTCCGCGTACGGACGCATGGAAGCCAAAGCGATATACTGGGCGATTTCGCGATGGCTGTGCTTGTAAGCATAGTATAATAAAACATCTGGGTGAACAAGGTAGGATTGCCCAATAAAATGCTTTCCAGCGTATTTATAAATATCATCATACTTATTTTTTGGTATTGATTTTTTTACTAACATTCTAAAGATCACAAAGACGGCTAAAGCATTGCCTTCTGCCGCATCGTAGATCTTTTTCCAATCATAGAACAACATATTATACTCTCTTTTGAAACAAAAGTCAAGAAGTATTTTTCTATGCTACAACTGTCTTATAGCGTAGCCTTGTTTCATATAGTAGCCCATTCTGTTTGATGCTTGTCGCTGGGCTGTCTTTCCTTTAAGGTGAATGTCAATAATTACTGGGTCTCTTTTGTTCTCATGTTTGCGTACAACCCTGCCAATGAGCTGGGTAAGTAAAGGTTCATTATTGATAGGAGTAGCAAGAATGAGACAGCTAAGGCTATTGACAGAGATACCTTCGCTAAAAATTGCTTGAGTTCCGTATAGAATATTCTTTTTTCCATGTAGTATCTCACTTATTAGTATTTCTCTTTCCTCATGCGGTACCTCACCCGTAACACATATGGAAT